ACGATCAGGATGATAATATCATTCATATTGAGCATTCAGGAGAGTTGATGATTGAGGATTATTTTGATGGCACTATTCAAGGCACTAAGGATAACGTTCAGGTGCTAGATGGCAGAGAGACAGTTGCTATATTATTTGATGGAGATTATTCACTGGCTTTAGAAACAATTATAGAAAATGGATAAGAAGAAGGATGATCTGGTCATATTCACGATGTTGTTATGGTCAGCAGTTTTATTAATTATTGCATTTATTTTGATTTAAAATATTATTTTTATAACTTTAAACAATGTCCACATTTATTAACCAAAAAAACATAGCGTATAGCCTGATGGGAGTGGACACCTTGACGGCATACGCTTTTTTCATTATGGAAAAATCAGAAACAATTACAAGCCTAGCTAAAGCCTTAATAGACTTTCAGGGCAGAGTCCAAAAGATTTCAAAGGATGCTAAAAATCCATTCTTTAAATCAAATTACGCATCGTTATCTAACATTCAGGATGCAATCAGCAAACCATTAGCCGAGTCTGGTCTAGCTTACTCCCAGATGCCTAGCGGAGTGAATGGGTTATGTACTATTTTAATCCATGCCGAATCAGGTGAGTATTTAATGGATTCATTTATTATGCCAGTTAGTAAGCAAAATGATCCTCAAGCCGTAGGCTCAGCCATTACCTATGCAAAGCGTTATGCTTTAGCAGGAGTGCTAGGTTTGAACATAGATGATGATGATGATGGCAACAAAGCTGCTGAGGATTCAAGAGCATGGCTTAATCCTAAAACAGATAAATGGACATCTGTTGTTCAAGCCTTAAAGGATGGATATACAATGGATGTGATATTGAAGAAATACAAGATTAGTAATGATAATCAGGCGTTATTAGAAAAGGAGGCTGCAAATGTCTAATGAGTTAGTAGAGTTATCAGGCGTAATGTATGCGCCTGATTTCACAAAGAAACAAGCCGAACAGACTGGCATTAATTTAATTAACAAACTCTTTGATGATGGCAATCAAACACCTACTCAGTTCTATTCTAACATAGCTAGGTTAAAGGCAGTAATTGATTCAGCTGATAGGGCATTTAGAGATCGTTTAAACCTAACTGAGCCTAATAGCTATAATGGAGTATTGTTTACTCCTAAGAACGGATCTGAGAGCCTTAATTATGATGAGGATGATATTTATGTATTGCTTGAAAATAAGCTAAAGCAAAGGCAGGAATTATTAAAGACGGCTAGTAAATCAGATGAGATAATATTTGACTCAGAGGGTTGCGAAGTGCCAAAGGTTAGCAAGAAATTTAATAAACCATCAATAGTTATTACCTTCTAATGTATAAGCCTAAAAAGTACCTAAAGATTCCAGATAAGAAGCGTATTGCTTTGACTTTGGAAATGATTGTTGGCAGAGGAGTAACTCCTGCTGATGCAAGTAAATATCTAAACCTATCTATGCCATCTGTTTGCGGATGGATGACAAAATACTGGTTTTATCAAAAGCCAAATAATCCAATAGTATTAATCTTAAAATCAAACGTATGAACATCAAAATTAAACAGGTTGAGGAGTTTTTAACAACAGGGCAACCGCTGACAGTATTAGATTGTTTTAACCTATTTAAGACTTTTGAATTGCGCAAGATAGTTTGCGTTTTGAAAACTAGAGGCTTAAACATCAAAGGTGAATGGCAGACTAATTATCAAACAGGATCCAGGTATAAAAAGTATTATTTAATTAATTAATTTTTATATCTTTGGAATGGTAGCTGACTTCGACAATAAGCTATTAGAAAACATTTATACCCTTGTGGTGGATAGGAGTCGAAGCCTTGAAACCGCAAGGGTATTTTATTTTAAGCAAATGGATAAATTACAATGGTTTAAGTTTACGATTAGTGACTGGGTTATGGGCAAAATCATGCGATGCCCGGAGGTTACTCAAGCAAGGTTTATCTGGTTATGCTGCCAGTATTGGAATAAAGAATGTGTAATGAATTATGATGATGCTGAGTTAGAGATTGAAAAAGAGCATTTAACTATTTTATTGCAGAAGAGAATTATTTTGTTAGATGGTGATCATATAAAAATTAAGTTTTTAGATAGCCAACTGATTGATATTTTAGAAGTTAGTAAAGGCAGAAGTATAGCTGCTAAAGCTAAATGGGATAAATTCTATGATAAAAAGACCGATGCAAATGCTATGCAAGTCTATGCAAATGCAGAGCAAATGGATGCAAGTGCAATGCAAAACTCTGCAAGTGCTATGCAAAACGATGCAGATAAGATAAGAGTAGATAAGAAAAGAATATATATACCATCTCTATCTGAGGTTGAGTTGTATTTTAAAGATAATGGCTATACCAAAGAATCAGCCATAAAGGCTTTTCATTATTATGAGGAAAACAATTGGAAGGATAGCCGTAACAATCAGGTTAAGAATTGGAAACAAAAGATGCAAGGCGTTTGGTTTAAGGATGAGAATAAAGCTGCTACTTTACAATACATAGATTTTAGACCGGGAAACTGATGATTAGGAAATTCAAAGATATTCAGGACTCTCTAATTGAGATGCGTGAAAAAGGAAATCCTAGAGGCGAAAATACAGGCTTTGCTTGTTTAGATGAATTTTATTCCATAAAGGAAGGTTCTTATACGTTTATTCTTGCGCCTCCACATCAGGGCAAATCAGAGTTTGCTTTTGAGTTAGCATTTACTCAGGCTGAGAAATACGGCAAGAAAACATTAATCTACTCACCAGAGACAGGAAGCACAGAGGACATCTATGCTGAGTTTATTCACAAGTACACAGGTAAACCATTCTACAAATCTATTCCCGGAGCCGTAGAGGATAAACAGTTTTATAATGCCGTAAATTACATAGATGAGATGTTTTCAATAGTAGATAGCGATGAGAGAGCCTATGGCTTTAATGATTTAATAAAATTAGTAAAGGATGAGAAGATAATACTGACGGATCCATACAATGAATTAAAGCATGACATGAGCGAGTACGGAAATCGCCAGGATTTATACATAGAGGATTTATGTGGTGATATTCGCAGATATTGCAAGAAAAATAAAAAGCATTGGTTATTAACTTTGCATCCTGCCAACCAACAAGCATTACTTGACAGATCAGGTTTAAGATATTATCCTATGCCAATGGCTAGAGAGGCGGCAGGAGGTCAAGCCTTATTTAGAAAAGCAATGACATGGATAAACTTGTGGAGACCGCCAACTGGTATGCTAGATGAGAACGGAATGCCATTTGAGGATAACATAACCTTAGTACACATTGAAAAGGCTAAACCTAAAGGAGTTGCTAAAAAAGGTCAAACTAAACTATTCTTTGATTGGAAGAAAAACAGATATTATGAATTTCCTAAACTTTACGCATTTGAACATGAAAAGTAATTTACAATTAGAGTTAGAGATTGAAGCATTTGCTTTATACTACCAAGACAAAATAAAGAGTTCTGAGGCATTATTATCTTTCGCAGGTATAATCTGCCACCTTGATGGAGATGTACTCTTATATCGCATTAAAAACGGCTTAAACGATAAGATTCAGGATGTTATAGATAGGAATGAAAAATTAAAGGACATTTATGACCATTTTTTTATTTTATCAGAGCAAATTGAGCAAATGAAAAACATCGTAAAAAAGAATAATGCTAGAATGCTAGAGATGGAAGTAGAGAATGAAAAATTAAGTAAGTTATTAACTAACTATCAGGAATGGCAATGACAGTTGCAGAGAAAAGTATGGCAATGAGTTACATACTCAGCCAACTATTAATAGAGAATTTAGAGATTGTATGCCTAGAGGTAAAAAATAAGCCAGAATTTGGAAAACTAAACGATAAGCTAATGAAGTTAAAAGGAGCGTCACGTAATGCATTCAGGATATTAGAAAAGAATACAGAGCAGTTGGAAGAGTTAAAAAGTGAAATAGATGAATTATTAGGGACATTATGGGATTAAAATACAACAACATCAAAACAGTAATTAACGGAATAACCTTTGATTCTAAAAAGGAAGCAGGATATTATGGCATTCTCAGGCTAAAAGAAAAGGCAAGATTAATAGAACGCTTTGAGATGCAGGTTAGGTATGATCTGGTAGTTAATGGAGTTAAGATTGGATTTTATAAGGCTGATTTTGTCACTTATAAACATGGCAAGGTTTTAGAGGTTATAGATGTTAAATCAGAAATGACTAAGAAATTACCAGTCTATAGATTAAAGAAAAAACTGCTTAAAGCAATTTACAATATTGATATAGTGGAAATTTAATACCTTTGAGGAAATTACAGGCAAGGGTCAGGCAAACAAAAGTGCCTGATGGCATAAATTATGGAAAAAGTAAAGATATCAGCCATTAAGGCAAATAGTAAAAATCCTAGGATAATTAAGGATGACAAGTTTAAAAAATTAGTTGAGTCAATTAGAGATTTTCCTGAGATGTTAGATAAGCGACCATTGGTATGTTTTACTGATGTAGATAAAAAGTATGTTGTGTTGGGTGGCAACATGCGACTGAAGGCAGCGATTGAGGTAGGTTTAAAAGAAATACCTGTCTTATTAGCTGATGATTGGACTCAGGAACAAAAAGATGAGTTTTTGATTAAGGATAATGTTGGCTTCGGTGAGTGGAATTGGGATGATTTAGCTAATGAATGGGATTCGGAAAAGTTAACGGACTGGGGATTGGATGTATGGCAGTCTGAGCCTGATGTTGATTATTCAATATTAGATGATGATGATTTATCTGAGCAGTTAGGTGATATGACTAATGGAGTTAAAAAGGCTATTCAAATTGAGTTTGAACTAGAACATTATGAATCTGCTTTTGAATTGGTTAAGTTTTGGAGAGAACGCAAGGCTTATGTTGGAGGTATGATAATGGAATACCTAAAAGCTGAAAAAGAAAAAATATGAAAATATTAAAATCAGAAATTAACGGTATTAAATTTTTCCATAGAGATGGTATGTCAGATCTAAAAACTTTCGAGGAGGTAATAGGAGGTCTTACATATTTAAAAAAAGGTATGACTATCAATTCAGGTGAGAAATGGATGGATTGTGGTGGAAATGTTGGTGCTTTTACTTTATTAGCTTGTTCAAAAGGTGCAAAAGTAACAGTATATGAGCCAGATCCATTTAACTGCCAGATGATAAAAAAGAATTTAGATCTGAATGGTTTTGAAGCTACTATAAAACAATATGCACTAGTTCATGATGATACAAAAGAATTGGTATTATTTATAGGAAATAATGGTAATGTATGGCGCAACTCCATTATAAAAAAATGGAATAATAAAGGAATCAAAGTTCCTTGCATAAATTTTGAATCTGAGGCTCAGGATTTTGATTGTTGTAAAATGGATATCGAGGGTGCTGAAATGTTAATACTTGAAAATACAACTAAAGTATTTGATAAATTAGTTTATGAGTGGAGTTTTGATATTGATGCCAGTTTAATTAGATTTTGGAATATAATAGAAAAGCAACAAAAACAATATAAGGATTTAAAAGATGTCGGCAATACTGGCAAGTTTAAAAGTAGAGATTATGATACATGGCAAAAATCATGGTTCCCTGCATGTACAAATGTTTTTGCATATAACAAATAAGCTATGAAAAGAGTTGATTTAATTAAGGTTAATCATAATGTAAAGATTGGGGATGTATGTGAATACATAGAACCAAATGTAACTGAAGATTGTATATTTTATTCTGATGGTGAACCAATAGGTTTTTACATGACTAAGATGCCTGATAAGATGTGCAAGTTAGCTGACTTAGCAAATGCTGAGTTGAGAAGTAAAAATGTTCCTAAAACAACTATGGATCGTAAAACACCACTAGGCAATGGAGAGTACTTAGTTGTTAGTCAATATTCTGCAATATTAGGCAGTTGCGCACCTAAGCCTCACATGAGAAGAAATTATGCAAGTATATCAAGTGTTCATTCAGTAAAATCTGCTCAAACATTTATAAAAGCAATGTTACTTTTGGCTAAAGAAAGTGAGCAAATGATTAAAGAAATACTACCGGAACAATATGAAAGGCAAATTAAATTATTTACTAACGTAGCTGACAAATGGAAGTTTGGAAATTTATTTACAAGTTCAATTTCTAATTATAACATTTCAGCGCCTTTTCATCAAGACAATGCAAATATAGAAGGCACAGTTAATGTAATTATATGTAAAAAACATAACTCTAAAGGCGGAGATTTAAATGTACCGGATTATGGAGCAACTATTGGTCAGCAAGATAATTCAATACTTGTTTACCCAGCTTGGAGAAACGTTCATGGAGTTACACCAATTATACCAATACATGAGGGCGGTTATAGAAACAGTTTAATATTTTATCCGTTAAAAGCATTTGTCGGATTAGACTAATGAAAAAGCACACTAAAATATATTTAACTTACTTTGGCTTTGATCAGTCTGATTTTATACCCTGCGAGATATGCAAGGCTCAGGCAATAGATATACATCATATTGAATGTAGAGGAATGGGTGGCACTAAAGAGCCTGAGAATATAAATAACTTAATGGCAGTATGTCGAGATTGCCATGTTAAGTATGGCGATAAAAAAGAATACAAAGAGTTTTTAAAGGAGGTACATAATGATTACAAGCAGAGAAGAGTCACTAAAGAGGGGATTAAATACTCAATTTAAAAAAGGAGTTTCTGGTAATATAAAAGGCGCACCTAAGAAAATACCACAGTTAGATGTTCTACTAGCTGATGTATTAGGTGAAGAGAAAGATGGAATAGAAGCAGCAAAAGCTATCTTAATGGCTCTGAGAGCAAAGGCAGTAAAAGGTGATGTTAGAGCAGCTGAGGTATTACTAGATCGTGCCTATGGTAAAGCATCGCAAAGCCTGACATTAGATGGAGATATTAATTTCAGAGTACCTGCTCCAAATGTTTACAATACTGCACCTCCTTTGTCACATAGTGAAAATGAAATAGATGTTTGATTGCAGTCCAGTATTCTATGAGAATTATGGGGCTAAAGAAAAAGTCCTAATAAATCAGGGAGGTACTGCCTCAAGTAAAACTTACTCAATCATGCAACTGCTATTTTATAATGCAGTTAATGAGGCTAGGTCTGTTATAACAGTTGCAGGAGAGTCTTTACCTAACTTGCGTAAAGGTGCTTATAGAGATGCTGAAAATATCTTTGCAGATAACAAATACCTACAGTCACAGTTAAAGTTCTGGAATAAGACAGAACGAATTATCTACTTTAAGAACGGCTCACTTATTGAGTTTGTTTCATTCGAGAATGAGCAATCAGCAAAGAATGGTAAGCGTGACTACCTTTTTGTGAATGAGGCTAATGGTATTAGTTATCAGATATATTGGCAGTTAGCAATCAGGACAAAGAATAAAATTTATATAGATTACAATCCAACAAATGAGTTTTGGGCGCATACTAAATTAATCGGTCAGCCAGATACAAAGCTGATCATAACAGATCACAGGCATAATCCATTCCTATCAGATGAGGATCATCAAAGAATAGAGGCTATAAAAGATTTAGATATAGAACTGTGGAGAGTATATGCCAGAGGAATGACTGGCAAGATTGAGGGCGTTATCTTTAGGAACTGGGCAATATGTGAGGCAATACCTGAGGATGCTGAGTTAATTGCATTTGCGATTGACTTTGGTTTTACTAATGATCCTACAGGTATAATAGAAGTTTATAAGTCTGAAGGCGAGTTGTGGGTAAATGAGATGTGTTATGAAACTAGGCTGACAAACATGGATATTTGCCAAAAGCTAAGAGATTTTAAGGTAAGTGCAGAGCAGGAAATAATAGCTGATAGTGCAGAGCCAAAGTCTATACAGGAAATATATGCAGAGGGTTTTAACATTCATGGAGCAATCAAAGGACCAGACTCAATCAAGCAAGGGATTGACATTCTTAAAAGATATAAGATAAATGTTACGGCAAATAGCCATAATCTAAAAAAGGAACTTTATTCATATATTTGGAAAAAAGATAAAACAGGCAAAATGTTAAATGAGCCGATTGATGCCTTTAATCACCTCATAGATCCTTTGAGATACGTGGCATTAAATAAGTTGGCATCTAAATTTGTACAGGAATATTCATTTGAATGGTAATTATGGGCATACTACAAAAATTCTTTAAGGCTGATATTGAAAAGGCAGCCCAAAATCAATTACAGTCTTTGATGCCCGGATTGCAGCAAAGCATAACTGCTAACCTTTACAACCAGAACGTATTTGGATGGATTGGAAATAATCAGGTAATAGTTGATTTTTCAGATAAGATTAAATTTGTTGAAGAGGGATTCCAAAAGAACGCTGATGTTTACACTTGCATTGATATTATTAGTAAAAAGGTTGCGGAATGTGCTTACTGTCTTTATGAAGTCAAAGAGGGCGTAACAAAAAAAGATTTAAAGATATATGAGAATATGTCTATGGCTGAGGGTGCATCTGCTAAGATGAGAACATTACAACTTAAAGAGCAGATGTTTAATCAGGTAGAAAACAATCCTATACTTGACTTATTAGCAAAGCCTAATCCTTTACAGACTTACGAAGAATGGATGACTGATCTTGCAGGGTTTTACCTATGTACAGGGGATGGTTATATATTTGGCAATGGTAAGGATGATGTGATGACTGAGAAACAAATCTGGTCACAACTATACTGCTTACCTAGTCAATGGATTGAGATTATCTCAGGTGGTATGTTTGAGCCAATTAAAGGATATTCTTTAACATCTATCTATATTGAGGAAGTGCCTTTACCTGCTAATCAGGTTGTTCACTTTAAATCATTTAATCCTGACTTTACTTTAACAGGAGCGCAATTATACGGACAGTCACCTATTAAAGCTATTTACAGGAACGTATTAAAAGAGAATGAAGGCGATAACGAATTATTAAAGCAGATCCGTAATGGTGGTGCTATGGGCTTTATTTCTCCTGATGGGAATGGTGCAAGTTTGACAAAGGATCAAATGAATCTATTGAAGGAGAAGATAGTTGATGCAAAACGTGGTGAGACTTTGATGGATCGTATATTCCCATCATCAGGACCGCTAAAATGGACTCAGATTGGATTACCATCTACTGATCTACAATTAATTGAATCTTTAAACATAGATACTCGTAAAATATATACTGCATTTCATGTTCCTATACAATTTTCAGGTAGTGAATCAGCATCTACGGATAATAATATGGGATGGGCATCTAAGCAGTTAATTTATAATGCAACCGCTCCATTATCTCGCAAGATTAGAGATGCTATAAACAAGTTTGTTTGCGAACCTTATGCAAAGGCATACGGCAAGAAATACTACTTTGATTTTGATTTTAGTTCTTATCCTGAGATGCAGGAGGATATGGCAAAGCTAACTGACTGGTTGGCTAACTCATATTGGATTACTCCAGACGAGAAACGTATTGCTCAAGGTTACGATAAGATAAGCACTCCAGAGATGCAGAATATTTACGTACCGGCTAACTTAGTACCTATTGAGGAGTTGTCTTTAGATCAGGCGTATAACAATGCAACCATAAATGGCAAGTAGTGTTAAATACCACAAAACTTATTTAAAGCTACATAAAGAGTATGAGGCTTATGCTTATCCTATTATTAAGAAGGCATTAGATGAGCAGACAAAAGCCATTACTGATTTTATAGATGATACTAACTTTGATGATTTACAGGTTTATATTCAGTTCTTAGTAAATCAAAAACCTTTATATGATGGATTAGAAAAAATCTATACAAAGGTTGGCGTATCAGCTGCGACATTCTCATACGATTGGATACGTAACTCAGTACCTAAAACAAAAAAGGATTTTATTACAGATTTCTTCAATCCTCAATGGTATATTGAGATGGTTGAGTATTTTAGATTTATTGGAGGTAATAAAGTTACAGGCATTGATGAAACTACTATTGATAAGATAAAAAATCTTTTAGCTAATATTTTAGGACAAAATTTGTCCAGAAGAGATCAGGCTAAACTATTTGAAGAGACACTAAACGATCCTGCATTTAACAGAGCAAGGTCTTTAGTAATAGCAAGAACAGAATCCACAACCGCAGCCAACTTTGGAATTAACATGGGTGCTGAGAGTTCTGATTATGAGGTTAAAAAATTTTGGATTAACACAAAGGATAAACGGACTAGAAGAACTCATTTATTAATGACTCAGGAGCCTATTGAAATAAATCAACCTTTTATAGTTGGAATCACTCCAATGATGTATCCAGGTGATCCATCGGCACCAGCTGCTGAGGTTGTAAATTGCCGTTGTGTTATGGCTACAGAAGCAACATTGGATTCAGATGGTTTGCCAATACTAAAGCCTAGAACGCCTCCATACTTAAAAGACTTAAAAGCTAAAACATATACTGATTATCCAGAGGCAGCGGTAAATAATGCTAAACGTGCTTTAAAATACGCAGAAGAAAACGGATGGGGCGAATGCGGTACGCCAGTTGGCAAAGCTAGAGCAAGGCAGTTGGCAAATAGAGAGCCTTTGTCAAGAGATACAATCGCTAGAATGGCATCATTCAAAAGGCATCAGCAACACGCCGACGTTCCTTATACAGAGGGTTGCGGTGGTTTGATGTGGGATGCATGGGGCGGAACGGCAGGAGTAGAATGGGCAATTAGAAAATTAAAACAGATAGATGCGGAATAATTTTGATATTTAAAAAATTAATATATTTGTAAAGATGAAAGGATTATTAGAATTTAAGAACTACAATGCCGAGATAAAGGACATGGATTCCGAAAGGATGACAGTTACAGGATACTTTGCAAGTTTTGGCAATGAGGATTATGATGATGATATTATCATGCCCGGTGCCGCAACTAAAACAATCGCAGAGCGTGGTCCTATGGGATCGAATGAGATATTCTTTTTAAATCAGCATAACTATGCGCAACCGCATGGAAAGCCTATGGTTTTAGAGGCTCAGGAGAGAGGTATATACTTTGAGAGTAAAATAGCACCTACATCATACGGAAGGGATGCAATGATTCTTTACGCTGAGGGAATTGTAGTTCAGCATTCGATTGGTTTTTCAACTATTAAATCAGACTATGATCAAAAGACAGGGATTCGCATGATTAAAGAAATTAAATTATACGAGGGATCGAATGTCACTTTGGGTGCTAATCCTATGACTCCATTCACAGGGTTCAAGTCTTTGACAATGGCAGAGATAAATGATCAGGTTGCAAAAATGATTAAGCTACTAAAAGATGGTAGCTTGACAGATGAAGGCTTTGGTAGATTGGAAATAGCATTAAAGCAATTCCAATTAGAGGCTTTCAATTTAGGTAAAAATTCACTATTAGATACAGAGCCGACATTAGTCACTCCAGTAAAAGATGAGCCGAATATATTAACAAGTTTAATTAACGTTTTACAAAACTAAAAAATGGACAATTTAGAATTAAAGGCTCAGGAGTTGCTAGATGCAAACAAAGCTAAAACACTAGATGAGGCAAAGACCATCATCGCAAATGCAATCAGCGAAGCTACAAAAGCAGTTGATGCAAAATTAGAAGATGCAGTAAAATCTGCAAATGTTCGTATAGACGAAATGGACAAAGCATTGCTTGAAGCCAAATCAGAAAACAACAGAATCAAAATGGATGCACAAAGCAAAGAGCCAGTATCTTTCAATAAGGCATTTGCAACTGCTATGGATGAGAACTCTGATAATTTGGAGAAATTCCGTAGAAAAGAAATCAAGCAGTTTGCAATGGAATTGAAGACTGTAGGTGATATGTCACTTGCTAACATTACTGACTTAGCTGCTGCTAACGTTCAGATGTTACCTGGCATCATTCCTGCTGCTCCTCGTAAGTTGCACATCAGAGCATTACTTCCAACAGGAGTTATGAACACTTCTGCAATTCACTACTTGCAAGAGACAGGTTCTGAGGGATCAGTTGCAGCATGGGCAGATAATTCAGGTACAAAATCTCAAATTGATTACGATTTAACTGAAGAGGTAGCACCATCTGAGTTTATTGCAGGTTACCTTCGTATTACTCGCAAGGCATTAGATGATATTTCAGCAATGAGATCTTATCTTCAAAGCCGTTTGTTAGAGCAATATCTTGATGCTGAAGATAATCAATTACTTAACGGATCTGGTGTTTCTCCAAATCTAGGCGGCTTGATTACTAATGCTGAGGCATACACAGGTTTCCGTACCATTCAGGTTGAGAAGTTATTAGATTCAGTTGCACAAATTGAGTCAAACAATCACTCTGCAAATGGTATCCTTGTTAGTCCTGAGCAGTTCTATGCTTTGATGCTTACTAGAGGAACAACTAATGACTACACTCTTCCGGGTGGAGTTGCAGTTGATCTTGTAAATGGTCAAATGTTTATCTCAGGAGTTCCAATCTTCAAATCTACTGCAATGAGCGATTCTAAGTATTTAGTTGGTGACTGGTCAAAAGGTGCGCAACTATTTGTACGTGAGAATCCGATTGTTCGTTTCTTTGAGGAAGATGGTACAAACGTAAGAGAGAACAAAATCACAGTTCGTGTGGAAGGTCGTATTGCTTTACCAATATACTACACAGATGCATTCGTAACTGGATCTCTAAACGCTAATCCTAGCTAATTTTTTTGGTTAATAAGTGTAAGGATGAAAAGCCTGTCATTAATTTGGCAGGTTTTTTTTATTTCATTATGTTATATAAATAATTACCTTTGCTTTATGGTCAGGTGGCGGAATTGGTAGACGCTTAAGGGTAGGATGGATAGTGCACTTAAAAACAAATGAAAATTAACCTTGAAAAAAATCCATTATACAGGTTCGAATCCTGTCCTGACTACAAAAAATAAACTATGTTCAAAGCTAATTTTATAGGTCAAGAGGGATTATACAAACACAAAGAGTATGAAATCAGAATTGGCGTAATAAATGGTTGGATTCATGTCCGTAGAAAGTGTGGAGCAGGTCGAATGAATTATCCATCAATATTAGACTTCCTAAAAGATTGGGATAACATTAGAAAAATAAACCTATAACTTGACAAATAATTTAAAAAGTAAACCTATAACTTAACATTTATGAGAATATTCCATTTAGGTTTATGCGTTGGTCCTCCTCCTTTTGATTCAATGCGCAAAGCATTTTTAGCTAACTCAAGCGATTACATAGAGTTAAGCACAGGAGACAAAGAGGTAAATAGCAAAGCTATTGCAATGGCTAAAGCATTTAAGCCTGATATTATATTCATGCAAATTCAAGCACCTAACATTATCCAAATAGAAACTGTCAAGGAAATGAAAAAGACAGGAGCGTGGATTTGTAATTGGAACGGAGATATAAGAGATGCAACTCCAAAATGGATGATTGAAATGGCTGAGTATGTTGACCGCACTTTGTTTACTAATCTAAGAGATGCAAATAATATTAAGAATGGAGGCTATTTAGAGATTGGTTATGATCCTGAGATATACACTCCAGAGGGCAATGCTTTGAACTTAAAAGAAATTGGTTTTTTTGGCAATAATTACGGACATACTATGTTCCCCTTGTCAAATATGAGAATAGAGATGAATGAGTTATTAAATAGACATTATAGAGGGCAGTACGGAGTATATGGCAATAACTGGAATAATGCCTCAGGTAATTTTAATCATAGTCAAGCAGATGAATCAAAAGCATATAGAGGTATTAAGATAGGTATTAATTTAAGCCATTTTGATGAGCCTAAATACTCAAGTGATAGGATATTAAGGATAATGGGATCAGGGTGCTTATGCTTAGCTAAAGAATATCAATTTATGCCTTTTACAGATGGTGAACATTTAAGAACGTGGAAAACATTTCCTGAGTTAATTGAATTGATAAACTATTATTTGGCAAATGAAGATGAACGCAAACAAATAGCTAAACAAGGTCAGGAATATGTAAAACAAAATTTTACTTTTGATAACATGATAAAGAATTTAATAGAGATATATGAAAGCAAGTGAGTTAGAATTACATGAAATTTTATTAACTGAAGAATTGTTGTTAAAGTTTGGGTTTGAGAAATGGGATATTAAAGGGGAATGGGTATTTGAAAAAGTAATATTTAAAGATTTTGACATAGAGCAAAAAATGATTATTTGCTCTTCAGGAACGTGCAGTTTAGAAGAACAAGAAAACCACCCAGATGTTGATGTTCAGCAATTTATTGTTAGACAGGACATTAAATATGTTTACCAACTACAAAACCTATACTTTGGATTAACAGGTAAAGAATTAGAATATGAGCAAGTTTAAGGTATTAGGATTTATGACAATCCATTATGCAGGAGATTATTTAAAAGAGTCTTTGCTATCAGTTGTTGACCATTTAGATAAAATGATTATTTCTTACAGTAAGCAACCATCGCAAGGACATGGAACGCAAATGGAATGCCCAGATAATGAGCAGTACATTTTTGATACTTGTAAAGAGGTTTTAGGTGATAAAATGATATGGGACAGAGCAGATAGATATGGCGCAGAGAATGAGCATCGCAATGTCAAATATAAATATACGCATGGCTTTGATTTAGTATTGACAGTAGATTCAGATGAGGTTTATAAATCAGATGAGTTAGAAGCATCATTTGAGTATGCTTACTGGGGCATAGAGAGGTTTTATGGCATTGAAGGATTTATTAACTTTTGGAGGTCTTTTGACTTTGCTTGTTATGATGGATTTAGACCAATTAGATTAGAGAATTTACATCGCAAAAACAATACCCAAAACCTAAACCTAAAGCAGACTATCTATCATTTCAGTACCTGTCAGCCTGAGCCTATTATGAGATACAAATATTTAGTATTTGGTCATGCTAATGAAGTTAAAACAAATTGGTTAGATGAGATATTTTATAAATGGACACCAGATAATCAAATAAGCGATTTACATTGTGTTTCTTACAATTTATGGAATGCAGTATCATTTGATAAAAATACTTTGCCTGAGAGCCTTAAAATACATAAGAACTTTAATAAAGAATTAGTATGAGCGATATAGATTATGCAAAAGAAATCAGGAAGCAAGTAAACATCCTAAACGAGTTGATTAAAGAGGCTGAGGCTAATGATTTAGATATTGTTATTTGGCAGTTTGGCAAACAGGCAGAGCATACCTTACAGGTTAAGATTACAAAGACAGTTGAGTTATGAATGCAGCGATTATTATAGATGATCGGGAAGCAATAGCAAATAAGGCTATCTCAGAGCATAAAAAATATTTATCGGATGATTGGGTTGTTTTAAATATAAAGCCTCCTTATGAGGGCGGGATTTACCATATAAAGACTGCTCAGGTTTATAACAACATATTGACTAATGCTAACTTTTGGAAGGGTTGTATTTATGATAGGGTGCTAATATTTCAGCATGACTCTGGATTGTTAAAGACAGGCATTGAGGACTTTTTAGAATGGGATTACATTGGGGCATGGATTAATAATATACCGGGTTGCATGAACGGAGGTTTAAGCATTCGCAATCCTAAAGTGATGTATGAGATTTGCTCAAAGCATCCTTATAAAGGCATGGGAGTACATGGCAATGAGGATATTTATTTCTGCAATAAAATGCGTGAATTAGGCTATAAGTTGCCCGATAAGGAAACTTGCAATAAGTTTTCCGTAGAAACTGAGTTTGAGTTAGGCTCAGTAGGCTATCATGCAATAGATAAGTATCATAATAATTACAAAGAAATAATAAAGCAATATGATAAGTAAAATATTAAAAGCAACTAAAGAGCAATTAAACAGTATAGAGTTTGATAGTTACAGAGATAGTTTCCTAAAAAAAGGTTATCCTAACAATTGGTTTTTTATGGAGGCAGGTGAAGAGCATTATAGGCTACTGGCTTACATCGGATCATTATATAAATCTAAAACCTTGCTAGATATTGGAAGCTATCAGGGAAACTCTGCAATAGCTTTGGCTCATAGCGGCAATAAGATTATTAGTTATGATTTAGCGAGTCAGCCAATTATATCTAAGATAAAAAAGGATAATATATCTTTTGAAATAGGCAATATTTTAGATAACAATGATTTGATTTTGTCAAGTCCTTTTATCATGCTAGATACTTATCATGATGGCACATTTGAGCAGGAGTTTGTTGATCATATAATAAAGATAAATTATAAAGGTCTGGTGATGTTTGATGACATTCATTTAAACAAAGAAATGAGTAACTTCTGGAATGGCTTAAAAAATGAAAAGTATGATTTAACTCATTTAGGGCATTATACAGGGACAGGCATAGCAATATTTTAAGATGAGAATAGTTAGGTTTTTATTTCAC